AAGCACTAGCTCTTGCAAAGCAGTACACAGGTATTTGGGGTCAACTAAGTTGGTCAAATCCAATGAAAATTGAAATGGTGGAATGATGGAAAATCAAAACATGACAGTTGAAGAAGAAAGAGCTTGGGACGAACTGGAACGCAAACAAAACAAAAAACGGGATACAACGGACATAGCGTCTGGTGGTTTGACTGTTGATGTAACAGACTTAATTGAACGAGCCAAAGCAGAAGAACGTAAAGAATGTGCCGAACACTATTTAGCTATCATGCGTGATGCTGTGGCGCAAGCGGTAAAAAGAGAAAGAGAGGTGTGTGCGAAGTTGTGTGAACGGGCGCATTCAGCAGGTTTTTCAGCCTTAGATTGCGCTGATGCAATAAGAGGGATAACAGAATGAATTTTACATTTAACTCAGAAAATTATGGCACAACAGTTGAGGTCACTTTTGAAGCTGTGACTCTTAACGAAATTGAAGATATGTTTAAACAATTTTTACGGGGATCAGGGTTTTATCTTGTCGAGGACGATATGTCTACAAAAGAGCTAAACAGCGACACATCCGAAGAATGTGTACACGAAGTGGACATGGCGTATCGGCCTGGTGGTCTGACAATTGAAAAACTAGAGGAGCGCAACACTTGAGAAGCTGGGGATCAACGACTGATCGTATTTTGCTGCTACTACAGGATCAGGAGCTGACCAAGATTGAGATTTGTTATGCGCTAGATTTGACGCACGATAACGTAGCAAGCGTGTTAACCAGATTGAGACGCACATCAAAACTGTTTGGAAAGCGTATATACATTTGCAGATATGAGCGTTACTCAATGGGGAAAAGGTATTACCTTAGACCTGTATTCACAGCGGGGAGTAACTCAGATAGACCAAAACCACCCACATTTACACAGAAAGAACGTAGTGCAAAGTCACACAAGAAACGAATGTTAATTAAACGTAGTCAAATCTTTAGTAATTTATATATATAGGTGCATAAATGAGCGATTACAGTCCACATCCAGCAATTGAGTACATTTGGGAAAACGCACCTGCTTACGCTAAAGCGAAGGGCCAGCTTGCTGAACTCGAAGCATACAAATCTAGTCTGAAAGCGATTATGATGAAGCAATCAGGTGAGACGAGCATCGGTGGTCAAGAGCGTGAAGCATACGCATCAAAGGAGTACCAGCAATTATGCAAGGGAATTGGGGAAGCAACGGAACAAGCGGAGTTGCTAAGATGGAGATTGCTCTCAGCACAGATGCGATTCGACGCCTGGCGATCCGAGCAAGCAAACAACCGACAGATAGACAAGATCACCAAGTGAACCTGCAAACATTCAAACCAAAGTGCGAGCATTGCGTCAGTCCCGCAGCGTGTGAGTTTAACGGTAGGTGTCAGAAAGGCTTAGAGCGATGACCAAGACGCAGCGCAAACAGTACGAAAAACTAGCAGCACTTGGGTGCTCACTATGCAGACACTTGGGGTTAGGGGAAACCCCTAGTCATATCCACCACATCCGCAGGTTGGGGATGAAGCGTGATAACTCACCTGTAATACCGCTGTGTCCTGAGCACCACACAGGAAATAGCGGAGTACATGGTTTGGGTAAAAAAGCGTTTGCAGAGCGTCATGGAGTGACTGAGGAGGATTTATTAGCCCAAACAGAGGCATTATTGTGAATCCATATTTGATTACCGAACCAACGTGTATTAGCTTTTCCGGTGGCAGAACATCAGCTTATATGCTTTATCAGGTATTGCAAGCGCATGGGGGTAAGCTACCTGAAGATGCAATTGTGTGTTTTGCAAATACGGGCAAGGAAGATGAAGCAACATTAAAGTTTGTTAATGATTGTCAGACATTTTGGAATGTTCCTATTGTGTGGCTTGAATACAATGACTCTGATGAAGTTAAGGACAGATGGAAAAAAGTAGACTATCAAACAGCAAGCAGAAATGGACAACCATTTGAAAAACTAATAGAAAAAAAGAAATATTTACCAAACACTTTTGCTAGGTTTTGCACACAAGAACTAAAAATTCTTCCAATTACCAAATACTTTAAAAGTATTGATATTGAAGATTTTGTTACTTTTGTCGGTATTAGAGCTGACGAACCAAGACGAGTAGCAAAAATGCGTGGCAACAAAGACATCAAAGAAACTCCATTGGCTACAGCAGGAATTGGAGTTAATGACGTTTTGGAGTTTTGGTCAAAGCAACCATTTAATTTGGATACTGTGACAGTAAATGGAAATTCTTTATTAAGCAATTGTGACTTGTGTTTCCTTAAAAAAGCAGATCATTTGCTATCATTGGTTCGTGACAAACCGGAACGTGCGGTATGGTGGGCAAACATGGAAAACAAGATTGGAGCAAGATTTAATCAATCACACCCAAGTTATAACGATATGTTGATGTTTAATGATAAGCAAACTGAATTGTTTGACCCAAATGAAGAAGCAATAGCTTGTTTTTGTGGGGATTGATGAGAGCTAAACGGGTAGACGTTAACCAAAAAGAGATTGTTCAAGCGTTACGACAGCTTGGTGCGACAGTTACAGACCTATCAATGGTGGGTCAAGGTTGTCCTGATTTACTTGTTGGATTCAGATTAAAGACATATTTAATTGAGATTAAGCGTGACAACAAAGCAAAACTGACTCCCGCTCAGGTTAAATGGCACGATGACTGGCGAGGCGGGAGCGTGTCTAGGATAGAGTCAATTGACAATGCAATTGCGTTACTTCAGTCAGTTGAATACAATAATGTAACTTAAGGAGAGATTATGCCTAGCAAATCACCAGCGCAAGCACGAATGATGGCTGCTGCTGCTCATGATCCAAAGTTTGCAAAGAAAGTTGGAGTCCCATCAGGTGTCGCTAAGGAATACAACAAAGCTGACACAGGTACAAAGATGCTAAGTCGTGCAATGAAGTCGGGGAAGCCTGGCACAGAGAGATTGAAATGACAAACCCAGTTGGTAGACCGAGTAAGTACAATCCTGCTTTCTGCGATCAGGTCATTGAGCTTGGAAAACTAGGAAAGTCTGTCGAACAGATTGCCTGTGAATTAGGGTTATCCACTAGAGTTATGTATAAATGGCGTGATGAGCATGAAGAATTTATGCATGCCATGGAAGAAGCTAAGGAATACGAGCAGTATTGGTGGGAGACCATTGCTCAAACTCACATGATTGAAGAGCAAGGCGCAGCTAAACTTAATGCCTCAATCTGGTCACGCTCGATGGCAGCTCGATTCCCTCGCAAGTACCGAGAGTCGATTAAGCAAGAGATCACGGGTTCGGATGGTGGGCCATTGCAAATACAGGAAGTCAAAAGGGTAATCGTTGACAGTTCTGAAGATTAAAACCCCTAGGTGGGCAGTCCCATTGCTAAACCCTGCACGATACAAAGGTGCTTGGGGTGGACGGGGATCAGGTAAGTCACACTTTTTTGCAGAGCTGCTCATTGAGGAGCACATTCGCAATCAGAACCAAGCTAGTGTGTGCGTCCGAGAGATACAAAGAACGCTGAACCAGTCGGTCAAACGGTTGCTTGAGAACAAGATCATTGAACTGAAAGTGCAGGATTACTTCACAGTCCAAGATGTGATGATTAAGTCCAAGCGTGGTAATGGCATGATTATCTTTCAGGGTATGCAGAACCATACTGCTGACAGTATCAAGTCTTTGGAAGGGTTTGATCGTGCGTGGGTAGAGGAAGCGCAGTCATTGTCCCAGACTAGTCTTGACCTGTTGCGTCCGACAATCCGTAAACCTGACTCTGAGCTGTGGTTCAGTTGGAATCCCAAGAACGAGACTGATCCTATTGACCAGCTCCTGCGTGGTGAGATGCCACCAAAGGATGCGACAGTCCTCAAGGTTAACTATAGCGATAACCCTTGGTTTCCGTCTGTGCTTAAAGAGGAAATGGAGTACGACAGGAATCGTGACCCCGATAAGTATCGTCATGTCTGGATGGGTGACTACCTTGGTAACTCCGAAGCACGAGTATTCAGGAACTGGAAGGTCGAGGAGTTTGTCTGTCCACCTGATGCAATCCTGAGATTCGGTGCTGACTGGGGGTTTGCGTCTGATCCTACGGTGCTCGTGCGGTGCTTTATTATGGGTCGCAAGCTGTTTGTTGAGTACGAAGCGTACATGGTTGGGTGCGAGATTATGAACACTCCAGACCTGTTTATGACCGTTCCTGAGAGTGAAAGGTATCCAATTACAGCGGATTCTGCACGACCTGAGACTATATCGCACATGAAAAAGAACGGGTTTCCAAGGATTATGGCAGCAGTCAAAGGCCCGAAAAGTATTGAGGAAGGGATTGAATGGCTCAAAAACTACGAGATTATCGTCCATCCCCGTTGTAAACATACTATTGACGAACTCTCGCTTTATTCGTATAAGACAGATAAAATGACCGGAGAGGTGTTACCTGTGCTAGAAGATAAGCAAAACCATGTCATCGATGCACTTAGGTACGCTGTCGAAGGATTAAGGCGAGCTGGTAAACGGGTTAACGCAAGACCCGCCCAAGCTATTTCTGACTATGCTGTTTTAGATTAGGAGGACACCATGTCCCCAAGTATGCCGAAGCAACCATTGCCACCACCACCACCTCCTCCACCACCGACAATGAACGAAGCTCAAGAGTCTCGTCGTATGTCGGATGAGTCTATGCGTCGCAGGGGTCGTGCAGCTACAGTCCTGACTGACACAATGAGTCAGATGGAACCCGCATCGTCAGCTACTAAGAAACTGCTTGGAGGTTGATATGACATCACCTAGCAGACCACAGGTAGCACCACCACCACCACCTCCACCTCCCTCACGAGGTGCAGAAGTCGATACTCGTGCTATGGGTCGTATGCGTCAAGACGAAATGCGTCGCAGGTCTGGAGGTGCTCAAGTGCTTGCTGGTGAGACAACTGGATCAACAGTAACAGGTACTAAGAAGTTGCTTGGGGAATAATATGGACTCACGAGTAGACGAAATTATCCGAGAGCACGAGCAGATGGTGTCTGAGCGTGGTGTCTGGGAAGAGCATTGGCGTGAAATCGCTGAACGTGTGCTACCTAGACAGGATTGGTTTCAAGCGACAAACAAAGTGCCAGGCGAGAAACGGACAGAGAAAGTCTTTGACGCTACTGCTGGACTAGCATTAGAGCGTTTTGCTGCTGCAATGGAATCAATGCTGACCCCTCGCACAATGAAATGGCACAAGCTGACCAGTCGTGATCCTGCATTGCAAGACAATATCGAGGTGCAATCGTACCTTGATGAAGTCACCAATATCTTATTCCAAGTCCGATACAGTCCCAAAGCTAACTTTGCATCCCAAGCTCACGAGAATTACATGAGTCTGGGTGCGTTCGGTACGGGTGCGCTGTTTATTGATGACATTGTGGGTAATGGTATTCGCTATAAGTCTATCCACCTGTCCGAGATTTACTTTGCTGAGAACTATGCGGGTGTTGTGGATAAGGTCAATCGCAAGTTTGAGCTGACCGCACGACAAGCTATGCAGCGATTTGGGTATGACGCACTACCTGAGAAGATGAAGAACTGCTTGGAGAAGTCACCAGAGCAGACGTTTGAGTTTATTCATTGCGTGAAACCGAACGAAGATATTAAGCGTAGTCGCAGGGACTATCGTGGGATGCCTTTTAGCTCATACTACCTAGCTCTTGAAGGTAGACAGATGATGAGCGAGAACGGGTATCAGTCATTCCCGTATGCTGTGTCTCGCTATGTCACAGCACCCAAAGAGATTTATGGTCGCAGTCCTGCAATGACGGTGTTACCTGACATCAAGATGATTAACGAAATGAGCAAGACGGTGATTCGTGCAGCTCACAAGATTGTTGATCCACCATTGCTGTTGCAAGAGGACGGAGTGTTGCAAGCGTTTAACACTCGCCCTGGCGCATTGAATTACGGTGGTGTAGACGATCAAGGTCGACAAGTCGTGCAACCATTGCAGACTGGTGCTCGTGTGGACATCGGTATGGAAATGATGGAGCAGCGTCGTAAGGTTATTAACGATGCGTTCCTGATTACTCTGTTCCAGATTCTTGTCGATGCACCTAACATGACAGCAACAGAAGCAATGCTGCGAGCACAAGAGAAGGGTGCGCTGCTTGCACCTACGATGGGTAGACAACAGAGTGAGATGCTTGGCCCGATGATCGAGCGTGAGCTTGACATTCTTGCTCGTGCTGGTGTGCTCCCACCAATGCCTGAAGCGATGATTGAGCGTGGTGGTGAGATTGAGATTGAGTATGTCTCTCCATTGAACCGAGCACAACGAGCTGAGGAAGGTGTCGCTATCTTGCGTACACTTGAGTCGATCATTCCATTAGCGCAGTACGATCCTAGCGTGTTGATGGTGTTCGATCCTGAGATGATTGCTCGTGAGCTGTCAGAGATTAACGGAGTCCCAGCTAAGATTTTACGGAGTCGTGAGCAGATTGAAAGCATGAAGATGCAGCAAGCTGAACAAGCACAAGCTGAACAATTGCTCCAAGCTGCACCTGTCGTGGCAAACTCCGCTAAGACTATGGCTGAGACTGCTGCACTTGCTGGTCAACAACCTGCTGCGTTACCAATTTAATGGAAAGACTCCTAGCTAAGATCAGGAAACGTCGATATGCGTACCGTCGACTGTTTCTTGGTGACAATGGATTGAACGGTGACGGTCAGACAG